CTACTTAATAGACCAATGAAACGACTTTTTGTTATTTTCAATGTACAAATGTACATTGACATAAACGTTGAAAAAAAGATTAAAGAAATAAATGCCAAATAACCACCGTACGCATTGCCAAAGATTATGTGCAAGAGCACCTCTGGAAGCATAGTTATCAACGGATAAAAAAGATTTTGTGGATATCCAAATGATCCGAAAAGTTTTAGTCATCACACTGGGAATTGCTTGATCCAAATGACCATGACTTAAATTCAAATAACTTTCTGCGACACGAGCCATATGGAAACGCCCATCCCATCCCTCTTGATGGATATAGGCTGGCCCATGCAAATAAGGTAAAATAATCAAACAACTGAATAACGCAAAAAGTAAGCAAACACTTATGTTTAAATGCTTACCAATCATATACTTAACTTTATTTATATACTATTCTACTTTCCCCAAAAAAGAGCGAAATAACCTTCATTAACATCTCCAAAATAAGAAACACACTCCTATGTATCATAACAGAAGTAATAGTGTTTTTAAAGCAAAAGTTTCTATAATAATTTCTGAAATGAACTTTCACCATAATTTGCACCTAATTTTTCTAACATTAGAAGAATAGAGATAATTTGCTACTTATCACTGTTCAATTTTCAGAAATAGCAGCTTTCTATCAAATACTTTGTAAGCATTTAACGTTTTTTAAATCTGGCTATGTTTTTATATAGCATACCCCATATACCATATTTGTGATATCCTTTAATTACTAGCGCCAAAATGATACTGATTTAAAAAAGGACAGAATTTCATGGATTGGAAAAATTATTCTTTGAAAACTCAAAATGCCGACTGGGCATTTTTGGATGAAATGTTAAGACGATCAAAAATTAAAAAATTCGAGTTATCAGATTTTTTTGAAAATTATCAACACAAAAGATATGTCCTCGAAAATTGGAGTCGTAATCATTTACACAAACAAGTATTTTTTTCAAATTTTGATGAAATTATTCGGATTGAATGATTTTAAGAATAAGCCCTACATAAATTTTTTTGCAGTTTGAGTTACGAAAACAGTAAATGGCTCCTACTGTGTACTGTGCTGTTTTCTAACGTTGTATTAAGTTATGCAAAATAAAAAACGTTGATATAACAACGTTTTTGTACATATAAGAACATGAGATAACATATAATGAAGGAGCTAGCGGGAATACATTTCACTTAGTTATATCAACGTATACAGCGTTTTGTACCATTTCGTGTACCTAGTCAATTAATCCATTCAAGATACTACCAGTGGCATCACTAGCTCTTTTAGTCACATCACTGTATATATTTAATGTCATAGAAACGTCTGCATGACCTAAATATGTTTGAACCTGTTTGATGTTTGCACCCTGATCTATTGCTAAGGTAGCCCATGTATGGCGTAACTTGTGCATGGATAAGCCAACTGCTACGCCATATTTATCGCTGACACTTCGCAACCATTTATTAGGTCTAATCGTCTGTAATGTATGCCCCTCATTTTGGAAAACATAATCATCACTTTTATTATACTCTGTGGCTTCAAACCAATCAGCAAGCACAACCATCATCTTATTGTCAACTTTAAGGGTGCGCCTACTCGTCTGGCTCTTAGGTTCTTTAATGTAGGTACTGCCTGCTAACCCACGCCCTAGCGCCTGTACAATGCTTATATAACCGCCATTAAAATCAATATGTTGCCACTCTAGCGCAAGTATTTCTTCTGTTCGCATACCAGTGAATACAGCCAATCTAAGCAAGGTATAAGCCTGTTGGTTCATGTACTTGTACTGATTATCTAAAACGTCTACAAAGGCTTTAAATTCATCAACGTCCATGAACTGCTTTGGTTTGTTCACTTGCCTGCGTTCCTTTGGCATCTCAATCTTGGTAAATGGGTCAACTGGTATCATATCCATACGAACTGCTATATTAAGCAACCGCCTAAAATAACCAGCAACCTTGCGATACCTAAGCAATTTCCCTTGTAATGTGTTAACATAGCGTTGTAACTTAATAGGTGTTATATCAGTAACCAATGTATCACCCCATTCGGATATGATGTGCGTTTTAAAGACAATCATTGTTCGATTGAGGGTACTTTCTTCAACGGTATGCTGGTAAGTATCTAACCACATTCTGTACAACTCTTTTACAGTCATCACGCTGGGAGTTGTTTTTTTATTGTACTTACTATCGCCATTAGCAAACTTGACCAATTCAGTATTAAACCACTGATGAGCGCTTTTTCTACTATCAAAGCCACGTTTTTTAACTCTGACTTTTTCATCATTGTAAATCAGGTAGCCGTTCACCTCCCAAACTTTGCCTTTTGGTGTGTCTATTTGTTGTATCTTCATTTATTTTTCCTTTTTCATCATTAGCGAGTGAGCTATGTACAAAAGTAAAATAAAAAAAGCATGGTACATCAAGTACACACGCTTTCATTATTTCACACTATTTGACTGGTTGCACGTTTTTAATCGTAGTAATGTTTCACAGCTTCATCAATTTCATCACGATCATATCTGATACCATGTTCTGTCGGATAAGCCTTTACCTTGCCATTCTTAACATAATACTTCATGAACGTGTTATCAGCGACACTGATATATTGATGTGCTTCATTTCTGTTTAACCACTTTGGCCAACGTTGTAATTGTTGCATAATATCTTCCTCAACTAATCTTTCTTGCGTTTAATCGTGACAAAATCATAAGTGATAACGTTATTACTATCATCAGGACTAATCGTGACAATCTCATAAAAATTACCGTCTGCTAGTTTAACAATCCACTGGTCACTAATTGGCTTACCATGCCTAACAACAATCGTGGTTGTATCTTCGTATTTTGTGGCTTGTACGCTATATTCCTGTTCAAAAGTTCGTTTAGTCGTCTTATAATGGCGTGTAAACTTACCCTTAAAATCGCCTTGCTTCTGGTTGCCTATATTATCTTCAATAATTTCAAAAGCACCAAACACGGCTCGCTTGTTAAAATCTGTTGGCTTGTATTTATCATTCATCAGAAGCCCCCACAATTTTACTTCTAAGGTTAGTCAACATGATACGAACGCCAGTTGAATAGCCATTACTCAACTCACGGTCATAATACATTGAGGTAGCCAGTGTCTTAATCAAACGATTATATAACTCTGCATCAACCGCTAAAATATCATCATCAGTGATTTTCATTTGAATAGATGCCTTAATCATTGCAGTAGCACCGTCAATCAATCTCGTAAGTGTTTTGATTTCGTTTTCATCATCATCAATATTTAATTCATCTTGTAGCTCTTGTGGTGTAATTATCGCCATGTGCCACCTCCTGTGGTTAATTTAATATGTACGTCCCCACTTCTGGGGACATGATGTTACTTACCTGCACTAGTAAATGTAATAAACTTACCGGCATTAGTGTCGGCTGCCTTAAAGTCCGCACGCAAGGCAACGGCAAGAATACGCTCAAAGTTTTCGTTGTGATCCCATTCAATCGCAACATCAGAACGCATAGCTTCCAATACAAATGCTTTAGGGTCTCCCACAAAGGCTTTTGCATCACCTGAAACACCCAATACGTCATCAGCGACAATCAAGACATTTGAGCCAAACAATGACTTGCCTGATGCACTAGCGATTGAGTCTTGCAACAAGTAGCGACCATTACCATCTTTTAACAAATCAACGGCATTGTAGAAACTTTCAGTCACAATCCATTGGCGTTGATAGTTTGCCAAACCCTTGTTATATGCTGTCTTTAAGTCATCTGTTGTTTTTGCTGACACGGCTGTGGCTGTTTGCAAAATCTTTCCAATTTGATACTGCTCTGTTAATTCCTTAGCCTCTTGAACATAAGTGTTGAGCAATGTTTTAAGGTTAGGTGCATCTTGTACCATTTCCATAGACAATGGCAACGCACCACGATAAGTAAGCGCCTTATAATCAACACTCTTCAAAACTGCCTTTGCAATTTCAGGATTTTCAGCTCGTTCTTCGGCTGTTGTCAATCGTGCTGTGTTCTTTTGTAGAATTGGCAGTGAACCCATTCCTGATGTGACTGATACACGGTTGATAACGGCTGACAAATTACGAACATCAGTCGGTACTTTTTGAATATCCAAAATCTCTTTTGGAATTACAACGCCTGCTTCTGTGGTAGTGATAGCATTTGCTCGCTTTTCACCAGTCTTTAGGTAGTGCATGAAGTCTCGCACTTCTGTGGTCTCTTTCTTTTTGTTTGGGTCAATTTGCATATTATTGTTTCCTTTCTTATCTGTGGGTTCTGCATCATCAGGCTTATCATCTGACAACCCTTGTGCCTTTTTAACGGCATCTAATTGGGCTTGCAAGTCATCAATTTGTTTCTGCAAATCATCAACACTGGCTACACCCTTTTGAACATCAGTCGTATCAGAATCATCTGACATTGCCAATGCTCGTACCTCTTTAACTTTGGAAGCCTTTTGGGCTTTTAAGCTACTCAATTGGGCTTCAATTTCACTAACTTTCATCTTTGTATCTCCTATTCGTAAGTTGTAAGCACTGCCAAAGCCTTAGCCTTGACCTCACTCTGTTTCAGGTTCTCAAGCGCTCTTGTGACATTCACAGTAGTGTCCTGATAAGCAGGCATAGTCACTACTGATACTTCATATAAAGCACCTATTTTTTCAATAACACGTTCTGGTGTTTGGTCTGCACCTCTATCCCAATCATCAGCATCAACTGTGAAACCAAAGCTCATGCCTTGCAAATTACCAGCACGGATATTGGTGTAAACGTCTTTTCCTAACGTGGTATTGGGGATATTTAAACTAAAACGTAATCCCTTTTTATCAATTTCTAACTGCAATGTATTGGCTGATGTTCTGCCTAATACATTCGCAAAATTATGATCGTATAACGCTACTACGTCACTAAAATCAACATCATCAAAAGCGTTGGGGTCAACACGTTCAATAAATCCACCTAGATTTTGACTTGGTTCATTAAAGACAACGGCATACCCACCTATCTGACCAATAAAGTCATCACTAGCGGTATCACGTACTTCTAACCCTTTAATATCAAAGGTTCGTGTCTCTTTATCGTTCATAAATTGATAACCCCCTTGTCAACGAGAATTTTTTGCGCCTGAGAGGCTTCTAGTATGCCTTTATCAACAAAGTTCAGTAAATCTTGCTTTAAAGTGGCATTGGAATAGTCCAAAATGCTACTCATATCAAGTGCAATACCGTCACCTAACTTGCCTTGAACTTCACTCACGATGGGTTCAATGTATCGGTTTAAGCCGTTGACATACATGGTTTGTATCATTTCGAGGTTACTTTGTTGGTCTCCTTGACCGTTCAAGTAGCTGTCTGGTACACCAAACGCCTTACTAATCTGCGTCCGTTGATAAATCGCATTGTTTAAGAACTTAGCCACATCTGCATTGATTGAGATACTTTGGAAGTCTGCACTCTGATCTAATACCAAAGTACGACCTGCGTTATTGCCTGTATTAGCTTTTTCAAACTCTTTACGGACATTCTCTTTGGCTTCTGGACTAACGACCGCATCAGGTATTTTAATCAGTGATGTTGGATTGATAGCCCGTGCTATGGTTGCCAAAGATAGCTTATTGGCTTGCTCCTGCTGTTGTACCTCATTCACAAGGCTTTCCAATGGACTATGACCAATCAGCTCACCACCATTGACACCATGTGCCATGATTTTAAAGTGAAGCACGCTCTTTGCTTTGTATGTGCCACCTTGATAATCGCCAAACGGTGTAATTTGATAACTCAAGACATCATTTGTTAAATCAAGCATGACGTTCTGGTTTGGAATATATCGCAATTCTTTACCATCAATCACGACAAACGCATTACCTGATAGCAATATTTCTAAAACGACTGTTTGCCAAAAGTTGTATCGGCTAGTCAAATGACTTGGTTTGTTTAGTAGCTCCAGTGACTTAGTATTTAAACCAGTGAACAAAGCACCTGCAATATCTGCACTGATAAGGCTTGTCACGCTGTACAAATCACTGTTGTGTAAAGCAACATCAGCACTAATAAGGTCATTAGGGACAATATTTGTCCCACTATCTGCAAAAATAAAAGGCATGTAATTACTAGGTGTAATCATCTGCCTTGTCTCAAATGGATTTTTTAAACTCATGGATTAGCCCCCTTTGGTACTAAGATATAAGCCAAAACAAACAGCCCAATCCCGACCATCAGGAAGCCCAACGGTTTAAATATCATAAATGCACTGACTGCGATTGAAATAATACCCATTACAATCAGGGCAAATGGTACATAAGTCATCATCTTTTTCATTGGCTCTCCTTTCTAAAATGTAAAATCGTTCATGAAGTAGTCATTGACTTCATCTGCGTTCATACCAGCAAATGGGCTTTTGTTCTTCTCATCAGGCGCATTCGTAAATGACGTGAAGTAAAACATGCCCTCAAATAAGGCGTTGACAATGGCATCAGCCACATCAATCTTTGCACTGTTGGTATTCTTATCAATCTTGATACCATTATTATCTTGTACAATAACCGCATTAGATAAAGCACCAAACATGGCGCTATCATCAAGCATGGTTATTTGTGACTTGATAAACGCTGTTTGTAAGAACTTTGTGGGTTCATTTAATGACTTGATACCCTGACGAACTGGAATAATCAAATACTCATTTTTGACTTCATCTAGTCGCCTAATAAACGTCCCTGTTCCCCACTGGTCATACAAGATAGCCTTAACATTGAGATCATATTTTTCAATGAACGACAACATGAAGTTAAATACCTCATCTTCATCAATCAACCCAAATCTGTCACGAGTGATTGTGGCAAAGCCCTTACTTTCAACGTCTCGATAATTGATACCATCACGCTGTTCTTTGGCTTCAATCGTTCCCAACTTAGCCAATGGAATAAATGAATGCTGGTACAAGTGATATTTTTGGTTTCCTGTATCGTCTGTGTAAGGGAATACAAAGGCTATCGCTGTATCATCATTTGTCTGGCTATAATCAAACCCAATATAGACATCTCTGCCTTGCATATTGAAGGCTGGAATAATTGCCTGTGTGAGCAAATCAACTGGTAGAAACGCATTCTCTTTTGCATTCTGCCATCTGTTCATGTTCTTAGTAAGAAAATCAGGCAAGCGACCTTGTGAGTTTAATTCATCTCGTTCAGCCGTCATTTTTGGTATCGCTGACTTACGTTTACCCTCCAATTCAAACAATGGATTAGACTTCTGCCAAATACTTGGGTCTCCAAAAGCCTCATCATCATTATCTTGTTCCCATGCTAAAAACAGAATATTATCAATCTCACGCCACGTCTTTTGTTCCATATACGAGCTATAACGCTTATAATCTGCAAACATTGGACTGCGCACATCTGTCCCACTGGTACTAATGAATATTGTTTGTGAATACGGAAGAAACGTTTGCCCTGATGTGATTGAGTTGATAAACGAACGGTCTTTGAATAAGTGGTACTCATCAACCACAGCATAACTAAAATGACCAATACCATCACTAGTCGTACTTGATGATGCACTTAATTTACGCATGGTAGTAGACTGGCTTTTAATCCGCATCTCACGTTGGTTGTACTCAATACCCCACTGCTTAGCCATCTTAGAAAATGTACCACTCGCTAAGTTAGCCCACTGACTAGACATGTATTTAAACAAGGCATCAGCATGAGCTGTATCAGCACTAGCAACCGCTAACTGTCTGTTGGTTTTAGGTTGCCCAAACAAGAAATTAAACAGGCTTATCAACGCCATCACGGCTGTTTTACCATTCGCACGTGCCATTGATATAATCGCCCTATCAAAGCGCTTACCGTCTGTTTCAGGCTCTTTCCAACCCTCTAGCAAACCGACAATAAACGCTTCATAAGGACTGATTTTAAACGGCTCATGTGTTTCTAAATCAACCAATAATGTACTAAACTTGATAATTTTATCCGTTCGTTCTGCATCATAAGCATAGTGAAATTCTGGATCACTTTTAATCCGTTGCAAATCTGATAAATGGCGTTCACAGGCTAGTTTGATTTTCTCCCCTGCAATGATGTGACCAGTCAAGACACCAACGGCATATTTGATGGTTGGTTCATCAATCCCATATTCATTGATAACATCTTGATAGGGTTCAATCATGTTGTACCACCGAACATCTTATCAATATCTTCAGCACTCAAATAACCATCATCAGCACTTGCCATATCAATCAAGGTTGCACGAGAACTTGGACTTAATCCTAACTCACCACCCAATGACTTTACTTTACCAGTAGCATCATTTAGAACGGCTGTGGCTGGGTTCTTATAGTATCGACCGCTATTTTCATAGATCGCCCCAACTTCTTTGATATTTTCATAGGCTTCACGCATTACGCTGTAATTGATACAAAAGGCTTCTAGCGTTGACTTATCAGCTACTGTGATATAGCCCAATTTATTCAAGGCAGGCACTAACGTAGTCCATAATCGACTAGCTACACCTGTCAAATGCTTAGGCGCTGTCTTTGGTAATTGGTTTAATTCTGCATTGGCTTTCTTTAGCGCTTCGGTACGCTCTCTCTGATAACTTTCATCTTCCATTGATGTTGTAATTTTTGCTTTTCTAGGCATTCGCTACCTCCTAACTTTTTATTTTTTATGTACGCCAAAAGGTGAACTAAGCCTTTTGACATTTGATGACAAAACCGAAAAATAACTCGTCGTTATTAAAAGGAAGCCAGTTCTGTACATCGGTACCCTCTTTGAAGGACATGCGGGGGTTATTTTTTGAAGGAGACCCCACATGCTGACAATTCAAGAAGAATTTTCTCATTGAGACTTGCAACCAATCTCAATCGCTATCCACGGTACGAAAGCATGCCACTGCTTTTTGTTGCACACCCCACCCAACCAACCACGTGTATAAACAAAAAGGACTGAATTTAATCAATCCTTGAGCACTTTTAACCACCATTCACGACTTAAATGGCTTAATTTATCATCACTTAACTTATTTTCAATCGCTGTCTTATGATTATGATGCGCTTTAGTCAATAACCACAGATTATCCATGTTATATTGCTCTGTCTTGGTCTTTAATAACCGTCTAGGCACGATATGGTCAACAATCAAGTCACCTGTATCATAAGCTCGACCATCAATGGCATCAACATACATATCACGTCGCTTAATGTACTGACTAATCTTAGTCCACTGCTTTGAGTGATAGAACTCATGTCCCAACTCTTGGCGTTTACTACTATCATAATCACGGTTACGTTCTAACACATGCTGTTGACCTCGTAACGTTCTGGAAGCCAATGCTTGTGTCTGTTCACGCTTCACATGATAATCAGCCAGTCGTTTACTGTAATGCTTATCACAATAATCATAACCAACTTTTATCAGTTCTCTACACCCAACTTCGGCACATCTATGTAATCGCATTGAGTACCTCCATCTAATATTGCATACTACTATTATGCCACGGTTTGCTGATGAAAAACGGCAGACAAACGGCAATTACACTGCAATGTTCAAACCAGTTAATGCTTCGCTCACACTATCCTTGAAAGCCTTTTGATAGCTTCGACATGTTCGCTCTGATAGCTTCATTCGTAGTGAGATAAGCAACCATGTTAATCTGTCACGTCTATCATAGTGCATACGAACAATGTCACGTGTTGTGTCGTCCCATGATGCTTCAATCCGTTTAATCGTGTCACGCTGGTTTCGCAATTCATGAAGCACCTGATCACTTTCATATTTAATAACCAAATCATCAAATGGTCTGCTTATTTTATTGATGGCTCGTGAAGCGCCTATATTGTCATCATCATGTGGTTGCCATTGCAATTCCATGCGCCGTAAGTATATCAAGCTATCAATCACACCACTGTAATAGTTTGTAAGCAATTCATCTGTCTTATCCGCCATATATCCTCCCTAATCAACAAATCTTTCAAATCGACCACGTGCTTGAGAAAACTCATCTAAATTGCTATCCAAATTTTCATAAGTATTACTGATAAAGTTCATGTTTCTTAAATATATAAGATAGCTTGCCCAAACATGATTTTCTTTCACTACTTGTTGATTATCACTGTATTCAAGAACTTTTAGAGCTTCATCTCTCTGCTTTCGTAGATCAATGTACTCGGCTTTTGCCATTCGACGATTTTTATTGACCAGTTTACTTATTTCCATCGACCTGTTATAAAAATAGTCCACGTTTGCTCTCACATCTTCAATTGTTAATTCACTACTAATCTCAATTAATTTTTTCATTTCAGATACCCTTTTTCAATTGCTTTGTCTCTAAGTCTATTCACTGCATCTTCAGATGCAAGCATTACTTTACCATCTACGATAACTAATAACGGTTTGTTGAATAATGAATTGATATAATTAACGTTTTCAACAGTCCAGTTAAATTCTTCCATGTTTTTATCTCCTAATCCACCTGTTGGTCGTTCCAGTCAAGTTTTACTGATAAATATTCAAATCCAAGCCATACCAACTCCAAGATGGATTATTGCTATCCTGTGCTGATTGGTGTTTGCGTGTTCTTATTTTTTTGTAACCTAGTTTTTCAATTTGGCTATTAAACTGCTTTCTTTGCAAATTGGAACTATGGTCATTTTCATCTAACCATATATTAAATAATCGCCAAGTTTCTGTTATGGTAATACCACCATTGTTCTTGTTTGAGTCATCAATAACAGAATCTTCCAAAAATGCTTTTACCAATATATATTCAATATCATACTTATCTACGGAGTCTATAAGGTAATACTCAAACACCTCAACAGCGACTTCATAAACTTTGTAAGGCAATTCATGTGGAATATCTTCAACCGTTTTAAAACGATTAAATTTTTCTACATCATCAGCTCTTAACATATCTTTGGCCAAATTTCCGATAGGGCGATCAACACTCTTGAATTCTTTTAACCAATTACCAAATTTTACTTCATTCATCATATTTCCTACTTTCTTTGTTGCTTGTTATGAAACTTGTTACGCTTTTTAGCTTGTTTTGTAACAGATTATAAATTTAAAACGTTGATTTAATAGGCTTTTTGCTTAAAATGTTACGTTGTTACGCTAGTTACGCTTTTTTTCACACTATATACTTGTACATGTATATATACCTTTTATTATTATTTTTAGAAATTAACGTAACAAATGTAACAACGTAACAAAGCTATATACCGCAATGCTTTGATGACTTTGAAACTGGAACATTTACGTAACATTTGCGTAACAACACTATTGATTGAAATTCTGGTCTAAATTTAATCCGTCCCAACTAAAGGACGTACTTTTTGAGTCTTCTGCAGATTGGTGTTTGCGTGTTTTGGTTGAAACGTAACCTAATTTTTCCATTTGAGCATTAAACTGCTTGCGTTGGATTTTAGATTTAATACCATTTTCATATAGCCAAATCCCAAATAACGACCATGTTTGCTCTTTTGTAGCGCCACCAGCATTTTCAATCGTTTCTTTTTTGGCATCTCGCAAGAACATTGTTACCAAGTCTTGGCGTTCGTTCCATTCTTTAGTAGCAACTTTCATCTCATCACTAATCGAGAACGTGCCACGTTGCTTGGCTTGTTTGTAGGCTTGAAGAACAGTATAAGCAAATGCACCAATTTCTTTGATAGCCTCTTCTCCGCTCCATAGTTTGGCACGTTTAGCTTGCTCCTCTGGCCGTTCTCGCACTCTAGGTGCTTGTACAGGAACAATCTTAATACGCTGTGATAGGGCGTTATTTATTGCGATGTTGGGCATGTGGTTAGCGCCAAACAGTAACAAAGCATAAAAAGTCAAACTCACACTATCAGCATTTTTGCCCTCAACATCAATTTTGTCGCCCCCTGATAAACTCCTTAATACGTCTGGAACATCTATTCTGGTATCTGGTAAGTCAAGATGTAAATTCATCAACTTCTCGTGTAACCCAACTAATCCAAATCTAGCACTTTTACCGTTACTACCAGCAATCGTATCCATATCTTTTGACACAATATTTTTATCGCCTAACATTTTATTGATAATAGTTGAAAAAAAGTAACTTTTCCCAGTACCACCCATTTCATCGACAATAACCGTGATAATGTTAAATGTCTTGTATTCAGGGATAAACGCGTAACCTATTAACTCTTTCATAAACTGCCATGAGTTACCAAATAAGTAACTGCCCCATGCTTCAATGTTAGGCGCTTGCCCGTTCATATCAAGATTAATGTTGTGTCCATTAACAATATAATCATGTGGTCTATTTATTCTTTGATTATCATTTTTTATATCATACGTGCCATTTTTGAAAGCAATCACATTTTCAGGTTGTTTCTGAAATGGATTATAATTTTTGATAGAGTTGACTAGTGATGTCTTACCAACATCGGACATTCTCTTTACATTGAATGCGTTGTATTTCTCTAGTTCTTTAAGTGCCAACTTTTCAATATTTGTTCGTACACTTTTTTCTTTGGCGTTTTTCCAAGAAATACCATCAAACTGGTAATATCTGATGTCACCAGCAAATGGAACACCAATTACAGGGTGCTTGTCAAGAATGGTCTTACTCAACAACAAAGCGTTTATCCCCTTGACTACACCATCTTCATCAGTATTTAACCATTTCGGCTTTTCTTCGGTTTCAGTTGCTCGCTTCTTCAATTCCGTCATTCACTCTCCTCCCAAATTGACACCTGTGCTATAATAAAAGACATAAAATATTTTTTTGAGTCCTTTAACGTTCGTCGGCAAACTACCGTTAAGGGCTTTTTTGTGTCTTCACTCATCTTTTATCCTGCTTTCTGTCGCTTACTGATACGCCCATCAAGAACGCACCACCAACCAAAACTATCATTACAATGACTTGACCTATCCATATTGTCATGAACGAACCTCACTTTCTAACCAATTAGACAACGAGCCAAATACCCGAGCTTGTACCACTTGTTTTTTACCACGCTCTATCTGGCTCAAAATATCCCGAGTAACATCGGTTTGCTTAGCCATTTCTGCTAAAGTCATACTCTGCTGACGTCGCTTAATCAACAATGCCTGTGCCATATGATTATCAATTACTTTATAAGTACTCATTTTCAAATTCTCCTTTTGTTTGACGTTTTCGCAAACATGCATGACTTAATTATAGTTTGACGTTTTCGCAAAGTCAATAGTTTTTTTGCGAAAACGTCAAACAGTGATATAATTGTTTTATAAATTAATGGCAGGAACGAACTATGGAAAATAACCGCATTAAGACATTACGAGAAAAAAATAATCTTACATTAAAAGAGGTGGCCAAAGGCGCAGGCATTGATTTTACTACGCTATCTAAATATGAAAATGGTGTTGTTAAAACAGGTAAAGTTCAAACTTGGAAAAAACTTGCCGACTATTTTGGTGTGTCAATGGCATATTTACAAAATGTCGATGATTTTTTTGACCAGCGAGTCCACACTGATCAGTTTGACAGATACGAAGAATATTTAAAAAATCGTGGTGTTAATTTTGATTTAAATAAATATGATGATTCAACAATATCAGCTTTCACGCAATACGAACTTAATCAATTAGACAGTGCCCTTAATATGGGTAATACTGATTTACGCTCTTTACCAGACAATGAAATTGACAAAATCACTGATATGTTTCAACGGCTTTATGTCTCTCTATATGGCATGACAAATAAAAAGAATAAGGCTTTTTATAACGCCTATTTCAATTTATTAGAATCAATAAGCGATTTAGCAATAAGTCTTCAAGTTGCTGACGAACACAATGCTTCTGATACATTCAGAGAACATGTTGGTTTTGACCGATCTGATATTACAAAAATATTGGAGACTTTTACTAACGAGATCGCAAAAAAATCGAATGTAGCCAATGATTTTGATGCTGAACAGGGTCAATTCTGGGATATAGAAAAGCAGACATATACAGATGCTGTACCAAAATCATCACATCTATCACCAGCCGAAAAATGGGTAATTAGTAAAAAAATAAAAGCCCAAAATAAAAAAGCCTCTGACGATTAAATCAGGGGCTTTTGTTATGATTCTATTAATGACGTGGGATTTCTTCTAAAATACCGTAGAATTGTGACTTATCTGTGAAGTCAGCCATATACTGTCCATTCAATCCAGAACGCTGTCCACCAACACCAATTTCTACTATTTTATCTTCTTCACTTTTATCAAAGCTAATTTTACCATCTAATGCAACTGCACGAATATAGTTAACTAACTTATTGAGTAAACGCTCTGGATATTTTTCTTTATCAATGTTTTTATTCACTTGATTAAGAACATCAATAATATCTAACATTTGTGAACTCTTATTAGTTCCATTAGTTAATTCAGCAGTTAAGTTTTCAATAATATTTTTGTAATATTTTATATCCATAATAATGTTTCTCCATACTTAAATAATTTTATTTTAAAACCACATTGTTGCGGACAAGCGAGCAACATCTTCAGCAAAATTAGGTTTCTGTAACTCTGTGAATAGCTTTAATCCTTGTTCCGATAACTTCTGGTTCAATGCAAGTGATCTAAAGTCTTTCGCCAAACCACGAGCAACAACCTGTTCACTTTGCTTTTCGTCTGTTAGTTGATGAATGGCTTTATTGATATAAACTTGTTCATCACTATTCGCATCTAGTTTTTGCAATAATTCCAACAAATTTTTTTTTGACAT